AGACAAAGGAGGGTAGGGCGATATGAGCATGACCATGGACGAGAAACTGACGATGGTCAAGGCGGTTCTGCGCATTGACACCAGCGATACATCTGAGGACGCGCTTATCACAACCTACCTGACCTTTGCATCCCGCGAGATTCTTGGCTGGCGATACTCCAATGCGAACCCTGACAATGTGCCTACGGAAGTGCCTGCTGAGTATGAGATGACACAGGTACAGGCTGTCATCAACGGGTATACGCAAAGCGGAATTGAAGGGCAGGTTTTGAGCATCGAAAACGGTGTTCACAGGCACTTCGAGTATTCCGACATGGTGCGCTACATCCGCAATAACGTTATTCCTATTGCCGGTGTTTTGCGCACTAAAACTGCCGCTGACGATACCGGCGACGATACGGGCGGTGATACTGGTGGGACGGACAGCGAACCGTAACAAGCAACCGTTTTGGTACGCGCTGTATGACGTTACAGTCGAGGACTACGACGACTACGGCAACCAGATAGGCACTCACTCGGACTACAGCAACCCTGTCAAGGCATACGCCAACATCTCTCCCGCCCGTGGTGATGTCGCTGCCCGCCAGTTCGGTGACGATGACCTGTATGACAAGGAAGTCCTTATCGAAGAGCGCGACACGCCTATCAATGAGTACGCGGTGCTGTGGATAGATCATGTGCCGCAACTGGACGAGAATGGCGCGTTGGTAGTGGACGATAACGGCAGACCCGTCACTCCGTGGGACTACATCGTCAAGAAGGTCGGGCGGGGCCTGCCTATCTTTGGCAATACGCTGTTGGCCGTAAGCAAGGTGAGCGTGTCGTGAGCAGGACTATCAAGCTTGGCTTTGACAGTGCCAGCATAATGAGGGCACTCAAAGAGCTGGAAGGGTATCAGCTATGGCTCCGAGAGAAGGCTGATGCGCTTGCTATTGAGCTGACAACACGCGGACTTGACTATGTAGCAATGCGCTTTGAAAGCGCTTACTACAAAGGACCGCGCGCTGATGTCAGCTATGATGTCGAGGATAGGGGAAACGGCGTCTACGCGATTGTCGTGAACGGTGAGACGGCAGTCATCATTGAGTTCGGCGCTGGTGTCACCCGGGGTTACGGTCATCCGCAAGCCGCAGAGTTCGGTTTTGGCCCGGGCACTTATCCAGGACAGACCCATGCCATGGACCCGAACGGATGGTATCTCCCAAGGTCTGCCGGTGGTGGACATACAGATGGCAACCCGCCCAGCATGTCGATGTACAACACCGCAAAAACACTGCGCGACGAGCTTGCCGATATAGCGAGGGAGGTGTTTGAAGATCGTTAGTCCAGAGAATGTCATCTTTACGATCATAGCCACCTCCATCCGTGCGCAGGTGAAAGACGTATACATCGCTGGTGAGTACGTCAGTCAGCCCCCAAAGTTTCCTGCCGTCAACATCGTCGAATCAGACAACTTCCCTGTGCGGTCAACGCAGACGAACGCCAACCTCGAAAAGACCGTGCAGGTTGTCTACGAGGTCAACGTGTACAGCAACAAGACAAAGGGCAAAAAGGCAGAGTGTAAAGACATCGCCGCCCTTATCGATACTGAGTTCATGAGACTGGGATTTACACGCCTTGTGCTGAATCCCATACAGAACATGAACGATGCAACCATCTACCGCATGTACGGCAGATACCGTGGCGAGGTCGCCGTGGATGCAGATGGGAACTACATTGTATACAGGAGGTAATGAGATATGTCCCAGGCTATCTCTACGTTTCAGTGTAATTTGATGGCTGGTTCCGGCACTGGCACCATCACATGGGCGCAGCTCGTCGAGATCAAAGATTTCCCGGACCTGTGGGGCGCTCCCGAGGCTCTGGACAAGACCACGACCTCTGACCCTCAGTACACCTACATTGAGGGCATCAAGACCAATGAGCAGAAGTCATTCACCTGCAACTACAACGCCACCGACTTCGCTAAGATCAAGGCGCTGGAGGGCACCGAGACCCCCGTCGCCATCTGGTTCGGCGCGGCTGAGAATGGCGGTGTATATACCCCGGACGGCAGCTTGGGCAAGTTCGAGGGCAAGGCGTACATCAATGTGTACATCAATGGCGGCGCTGTCAACGAGGTCGTGAACATGACCGTCACGCTGACCATGACCCAGGGCTTCGAGGCTGTTAGTTAGTAAACCACAACCGCGTACATATGGGCAGGAGATTGATTCTACAGGGTTAACTCCTGCCCATTTTCAAATGATACATGATGCATTGAAAGGAAACATCGAGCATGAGCAAGCAGATTAATTTTGAATATAAGGGCAAGCAGTATTGCCTTGAATATACACGCGCCTCTGTGAAGTACATGGAGCAGATGGGCTTCAACCCCAATGATGTCGGCGACAAGATGATGACTCGCCTGCCTCAGCTTTTCCGCGGTGCTTTCATCGCCCACCATCCCGACGTGAAGAACAAGGTCGTGGACACCATCTATGATACGATGGATGACAAGGTTGCCCTGTACAAGTGCTTGTTCGAGATGTTCAGCGATCCCTACAACGAGATGCTGGAATCTCCCAAGGGTGACAAGGGAAACGTAATCAGCTGGACGGCGAACTGGGATACGGAGGGGGACGAGGACTAACACCCTCCCAGCCGTCCGATGATACGCCACAAAAGCGCACAACGTATACTGAAGTTTTTGAGTCTGCGTTTCCAGAGTATCTTGCGATGGGCATGACCTATGACCTGTATTGGAATCAGGACGCATCGCTTGTCAAGGCTTATCGCAAGGCTCGTGAAATCCAGCGCGAAGAACAGAACTTCTTTTCGTGGCTGACTGGCAAATATGTCTATCAGGCTGTTGGCGCACTTGCGCCTATCCTGCGGACATCACTGAGTAAAACGCCCGTCAAGGCCGGGGAATATGTGGATAAACCTTATCCCCTTACCGCAAGCGTAGCTCAAAAACAGCAAGAGGATAAGCAAAAAGGCAGGCTCATGTCGGCGCTGGAGCGCTTCAAGGCTGAAGCCGAGATAAATCGCCAGAAGCGACTACAGAAGGAAAAGGAGGCGAGAGAACAAAATGGCGAATGAAGTCAATATTGATAGGCTGTCAATAGAGATTCAGGCAAATGCCGAACCTGCCGCAAAAGGTATCGGTGACCTCGCCTCTGCCGTGAAGAAATTCAACTCCGCCATAGCTGGCAGCAAAGGCTTTGGCGACCTTGTGACCCTTGCAAATGCATCCAAGACTGCTTCGGACAACATGCAGGACGCGCCTAACCGCCTGCGCGAGCTGGCGAGCGCCCTGAACGAGATTTCACAGAGCATGAAGGGGTTGAAAATCCCCTCTGATCTGTCCAAGGGTCTGTCTGAAATCGGTGCCTCTGCGCGATCCATCGGTGCTAATGTGGGCCAGCGGTTGCAGTCCCTTGCGGCTGGCCTGTCTGCGTTGCGTGATGTGGGAAATGTGCGAATCTCCAGTTCCGTTGGCAGTGGCATCAACGCTATCAATGAAGCTTTGGCGAACCTGAACGTCAACAACCTGTCCCGTATTGACAGGTTTGTTGAGAGTGTCCGTCAGTTGGAGAGCATCAACAACCTCACCATCTCCGCCAGCCTGGCGCGCGAAATCACAAACATTGCCGAGGCGGCTGAGCTTGTCGGAGAAGTGGACTTTGCGCCGCTTCGGGATATGGGTAATGCCATTGCTCGCCTTGCGGTTGCAAACGACATCCGTATCGGAAATCATCTGGCCGAGAACATTGTCAACCTTGGCATCGCCGTGCAGGAAGTGCAGGGCACAGACTGGACGGAATTTGAGCGCATGGCCGAAGGCCTTCGCCACCTTGAAGGACTTGGTCAGATACGCATACCGAGAATGCCCGGTGTGCGTGCGGCGCGTCAGGGCGGGGGAAATAACGGAAATGGTGTTCCTACCGGGAATGCAAGTGAACAAACAGACTTGGATGGCATTGCTAATGCTACTGACGATGCTACTGAAGGCGCTGAAAACCTGAATGACGAGCTGACTAATACCAATCGGCTTTTGCAAAACGCACTTGGCGCTGCACAGAATTTTGCAAGGCAGTTTGCAGGCGGATTCGTACAAGGCGCTGGGCTTGGCGGACTGGTCACCCAGCTTCAGCAGGTGTTCTCGTCCCCGGGCAATGCCATCGGCTATGGACTTGGCGCTACCATCCAATTTGCTGTCCGGCAGATCGGCAACCTTGCCTCTGCTTTCAAAAATCTTGGCATCAAGGCTTTCACCGCAAGCATTAATGCGTTGAGAACCGCGCTTCATGGCATAGGCTCTGCCGCCGCCGCAGCTGGCAAGGGTCTGGTTTCGCTTGGCAAAATGGGTGCGCGTGGCCTTGCCGGGATCGCCAAAATTGAGTTCAAGGGCCTGATGGCGCTGCCGACGCTGTTTGGCTCAGCTTTGCGTGACAAGATCGCCAGCATCACAAAGGGCATCGGTGGGTTCGTGCGGTCTCTGGGGCGCATTGCCTTCTACCGCGCCATCCGCTCCGCCATCAAAGAGGTCACGCAGGCGTTCTCCGAGGGCGTTGGCAACCTGTACCAGTGGAGTTTGCTGGTAGACAGGACGTTCGCTAATAGTATGGACAAAATCGCCACGTCCATGCAGTATTTGAAGAACAGTCTGGGTGCTATGGTTTCGCCCATCATCAATACGCTCGCACCAGTCATTGACTTTGTGGTGGACAAGATCGTCAATGGCATCAACCTTGTAAACCAGTTCCTTGCCGCAATTACAGGCAATGACACCTATACTGCCGCCAAGAAGGTTGCGACGGAGTGGGCTGAGAGCGAGGCTGCTACGGACGGCGCGAAAAAGAACCTGAAGGAGATCAAAAAGACCATCCTCGGGTTCGACGAGCTGAATATCCTCAACAAGGATACTGATAACGGCAGCAGTTCCAGCGGCAGTAAGAAAAAGACGCCGGACTACAGGTCGATGTTTGAGACGCGACCCATCGAAAGCACCATATCTGACTTCGCAAAGAAGATACGTGAAGCCTTTGAGAGTGGCGAGTGGACCCAGCTTGGCGCGATGTTTGCCGATAAGCTGAACGGCTGGGTGGACGCCATAGACTGGCCGGGCATCGGCAGGAAATTGGGTGATGGTCTGAACATCATCATCGATGTCTACAACAGCTTCATGGACACCGTGGACTGGTTTGGTCTGGGTGACAACCTTGCCGATGGCATCAACAGTTTTATGGACTCCGTGGACTGGTACGAGCTGGGCAGGGCGCTTACTCAGCATATTGATGCGCTGTTTGGCGTGCTGGCTGGGTTTGTTGAGAGGTTTGACTGGTTCATGGCTGGGGAATCTCTGGCCGATGCTGTATACGGTATGTTCGACGGGATTGACTGGGATCGGGTCGGCGTCGCTATTGGCGGTGCTTTGACGGGCATTGGCGACATACTGTATAGCTTTGCCTACACTTTCCCGTGGGGCGACGTCGGTTCAAAACTTGCTTCTGGCGCGAATGATCTGTTCAGCTCTGTCAATTGGGTCGCGGTTTCAGATGGACTGAATGGTGTTTTTGAAGGCGCACTCGATTCTCTGAATACCTTCATTGACAAATTCTCGTGGAAGGAACACGGAGAGACTTTGAAGGATGGCCTTGTTGAGTTGGTGACTGGTTTTCCGACGAGCGAAATTGCTAATAGCCTGACTGGCGTAATGTGGGGAATCCTTGAAGCGGCAATGCCCACGCTCAAAGACACCGAACTGATGCACATGTTAGGCTACAAAGTCGCTGATTTCTTCAATGGCCTGTTTGATCCAAAGAAGGACTTTTGGGGCACCGCAGGCGAAGCGGCGAACGCCTTGCTGGTTGATCTGCTGACCATCGGAGATTCGTTTGTATCGAATTTCAAAGAGAAAACTGCCGCTGACAGCATTAAGAAGGCTCTCAATAAAATTGAGTGGGGGACTATTGCCACTGAAACATGGGAGCTTATAAGAAAAACTTTTAATAAGGCTGGAAGTTTTGCAAATGCTCTGTTCTCTGATGAGAGCAATTCCAAGTGGGACCCGTGGGAGAAGATGTATGTCCCCGACAACTCCACTTCGCTGGGTACACGTATTGCTAACAGTCTAAAGAAGGTTCTCAACGAGGTCCCTTGGGAAAGCATCGCCAATGATACATGGAAGTGGGTGAAGAACGGCTTCAGAGTGGCCTACGACTTTGTGTCTGCTATGTTTGGGCTTGATGAGAAGGATGCCGCGAATACTACTGCCAAAGTCAGGGTTATCGGGGAGAAAATTGGCGCTGAACTACAAGGCATACCCTGGCAGAGTATTGCATCGAAAGTTTGGAGTGACATAAATACCGCATTCTCTCACGCAGGAAATTTTGTTGATGCGCTGTTTGGCAGCAGCACCCGTGTTGAGTATGATTCGATGCTTCGCATGAATCGCATTGTTGCGGATGATCGTAGCATTGGTCAAAAAATCGGTTCCACTATTTCTTCTGCCATCGCGAAGATAGACTGGAAGGAATTTGGGTCGTTTCTCAGCGTTGGAGCAACAAAACTGTTTACTGAATTTAGTGTGGCATTGAATGAGCTGACAAAGCGTGGCGATAGCAATAGGTCTGCGCTCGAAGAAGCTATTATCAGTTTTGTAGAAGGCATTGATAAGGACGCACTGGCAGAATCCATAAAGGGCGCTTTGGGAGCTATTGCCGATGTTATAGCACAGACTTTTGGCACGCTTTTGAACAAGGCGTTCGACGAATTACTCAGCGATCCTTCTGGCTTCATCAATGGATATAGCAACCTTACGCCCTCTACTGCTTCTGATCCTTCAATGATTGGTGGCTCGGATAGCGTAAAAGGCTTTGGCTCTGGACGTGAAAACCTGTTTGCGTCCAAAGGTATGTCCCTTGCTGATAACGTTGCTGACGGACTTATAAATGAGCTGGGAGCAAGAAAGCCTGATATATCTAAGGCAATGACAGCGAGCTTTATGGATCCGTTCAATATAGACGTTGAAGGGGAAACGGGGTTCGACGTGCATTCTCCATCTAAGCGCACGAAAAAGCTTGGCGAGTACATTGTAGAGGGCCTGACAAACGGGTTAAACACGGCCAAAATAGTTGTATCTAATGCGATGCAGGATATTGTGACACTGGTCTTGCAGCCGCTGAACAACTTGGCGGACGTTGGTGTAAAGGGAGCAACAAGAAGGACTCAGGAGTATTTTACCGACAGTTGGAACACTATCAACTCTGGTGTTCAGATTGCCATGATGACCTTTAAAAGCCTTGTGGAGACGGCGTTGACAGATGTTTTTAATGTCATTACAACGCAAATGAGCAACTACAACTCCATGTTCACTACAAGTTGGAACACTATCAACTCTGGTGTTCAGATTGCCATGATGACCTTCAAGAGTTTTGTTGAAACGGTGTTAGACGGCTTAAATAAAAACACTCCCGGCGTTATGGATTCGATAGCATCCACCTTCTCCAGCGGCTTCTCCGGCATTGCATCTGGTGCAGCCGAGGCTATGAGGCAAATGTACACATCTATCTCTGATGCTGTTTCCAGCATTGAGAGAGAGTTGCCGGGCCGGTTCAGGAACATGTACAACGAAATCATTGGCATGGCGAACGGCATGATTGGCGGCGTGGAGGGGGCGGCAAACAGTGTTGTCAATGGCCTGAACAACGCTTTGCAAATCCACCTGCGGTTTGACCGCCCTGACTGGGCTGGCGGAGGCAGTTATTGGTGGGACTACTCCCCAAACCTGCCCAATGTCGGCTTCGGCAGGGTGTCACAGCTTGCCTCTGGCGGCATACTGAGCGGTCCGACGATGCTTGCCTCCAACATCCTCGCTGGTGAGGCTGGGCGCGAGGCTGTGCTGCCGCTGGAAACGCACACCGAGTGGATGGACACGCTGGCCGAGCGCGTGGTCTCGCAGGCTTCACAAAATGGCATCAACCTCTCCAACGGCTACGACGCCAGCGATTACGACTACGCTCAAAGCAACGATCAGGAGCTTGCCCTGCTGCGCGAACAAAACCGGCTGCTTCAGCAGTTGGTTGAGAAGGACTACAACCTTGAAGTCACCACGGGCCAGTACGAAAAGGCCCAGCGTCGGTCCAACCGCAGGGCTGGCAAGATGGTCATTGCGGTGGGCACCTAACGAATGACAAGGAGGGACATGGCAAATGCCCAACCAAGCCTATAACCCTATCCAGAGTGTGGACGGCGTGGCGGTGCCGTGTCCCTCTAAGTATGACTGGAAGCTGAGCGACGTTTCTGACGGCGACGCTGGCCGCACAGAGGATGCCCTGATGCATAAGATGGAGGTCGCCCAAAAGGTTCACATTGAGCTGGAGTGGAAGAACATACTGGACGGCCCCGCAAGTGCGATCCTCAGAGCATTCAACCCTGAATACATCCAGGTCAACTACTACGACTATAAGGCAATGGGCTTTCAGACAAAGACGTTTTACGTGGGTGACAGGCAGGTCACCACATACAGCCGGTTGCTCGGCATATCTACGGTATCTTTCAACATCATCGAGCGATAAAGGAGGCGAAGCACACTTATGTACCCGATTACAAATGCCGTAAAAGCATTGTTTGACGCGGAACAGCGGCAGGTGCTTCGCATTACGGGAACCGACAGGAACGGCACGGCCATCACCATCACCGAGGCGAACGTCATGGAGGGCGGCTTCAACATCGACCGTTACTCCTGCAACAGTTCCCGCCTTGAAATCGGCACGGCCATTGCCGCCGAGATGACACTCAAACTGGACAACCGTCAAGGTCAGTTTGATAATGTCATTTTTGAGGGCACGGAACTGTTTGTAGAGGTCGGCATTGCGGACTGGACTCAGAGCAACCCTGCTGTGACCTATGTCCCGTGCGGCTACTTCACGCCTGACGAACAGCCCAGGCGATTGAGTACCATTTCGCTCAATGCGCTGGACCGCATGACCAGATTCGACCAGGCCCAACCTGCAATGGTTCCGTGGACGGATAACCACGGCAATAAGATCACCGACAACAAGAGCAACATCATTTATTTCGCGGCTGCACTGGAGTTTCCGATGACCATTGCGCAGATCGTGCAATACCTGTGCAATATCTGCGACGTGCCGCTCGGGACTGACCTGACCAAGATGCCCGGCTATGACTATATCATTACCGAGCTGCCTGATCTCTCTGGTGAGATGACGGCCCGAAATATCATCCAGTGGAGCGCCGGGATCATGGCCTCCAACGCCTGGGTGGACTGGTCCGGCAAACTGCGCTTTTCGTGGTTCAACAATACTACGGGCTATACGACCACTACCGCGAACCGCTTTGACAGCGACATGTACGAGAACGATGTCGTTATTACAGGCGTTCAGTGGGTCGATTCTGATGATGAACGCACTGTCTACCTGTCCGGCACCAACGACTATGTGCTGGACCTGTCTGATAATGCGCTGATAGACAGCACGATTGCGGCTGACGTCATCAACGATGTTTATAGCGTCGTTCACGGCTTTGCCTATCGCCCCTTCAAGGCGACCGTGGTGCCTGCGCCCTATTTGTGGCCCATGGATAGGGTGACATTTACAGATAAGAATGGAAGCGGACATGTAAGCATCATCACCAACGTCAACTTCACCATAAATGGCTCCAGCGTCATTGCGGCCAACGGCGAGACATCGCAGACCAACAGCATGGCCCAGCCCAGCGGTTTCACGGCGGAACAGCTACAACTTTTGCGCAAGATTCGCCGCACGAATGCTACTGACCTGAACAACGCCATTGACAGCGCCACGAATATCATTACCGGCGCAGACGGCGGCTTTATTCGGTTCATCTATGATGACGAGGACAATCTGTCTGAAATCATCATTATGGACACCAACGACATTGCTACGGCTACAAAGGTCTGGCGATTCAACAGCGGCGGCCTTGGCTACAGCGAAAATGGCTATGCTGGCCCCTATAACCTCGCCATGACGCAGGATGGTGCTATTGTCGCTGATTTCATAACCGCAGGCGTAATGAGCGCAAACGTGATGCGTGCTGGCATACTGACAGACATCACGGGCACCAACTTCTGGGACCTTGACAACGGCGTGTTCCGTCTGGCCGGCAATACCACGCTGGATGGACGCCCTATTACCCAGCTTCTCACCGACATCGACGCCACAATCTCCAGCGTCGAAATTCAGTTTGCCCAAAACCAGAGCCAGACCATTGCTCCTACTGACGGGTGGTCTACCGAAGCGCCTTCTTGGGCCTCTGGCTACTACATCTGGCAGAGGACGGTCACGACATCACCTTCGGGTGTGACGTACAGCGACCCTACCTGCATCAGCGGCAGGGACGGCAGCGAAAGCACGCCGGGCTTGAATCAGGCGACGGTTTATCTGTATCAGCGCTCTGCGACAACGCCTGCTTCGCCCGACATCAACACAGCATATACGTTTGTCAATGGTACGCTTGCGCCATTGCCTACCGGGTGGACGCGCAGCATACCTACCGGTTCAGAACCGTGTTGGTGTGTGAGCGCTTCTGCCATTTCTACAGACACCACGGACATCATCGCCCCCTCCGACTGGTCTACCCCCGTGATGATGTTTGAAAACGGCGAAAATGGCAGTAGTATCGAGAGCGTAGTGGACTACTATGCCATCAGCAGTACAACCACGCCCCCCGCCGACACTGAGTTCTGGACGCCGGGTGTGCCCGTGCTGTGGATGGACAACTTTGGCAATGTCATCACGGCTGGCTCCAGCGGCAACATCGAGTTCATGCCGCCTGCCGTGCCCGTACCTACGCTCATTGATCCGTATGTGTGGCAGTATCAGTTGACCACTTATACGGATGGCACAACTTCAAAGTCCAATAAGCATCTGACGGCCATCCTGGGCGATTCTGGTGTAGGCATCACTGACCTGACCGTCGAATACTACCTGTCCGCAAGCAATACAGAGCAGATATTTGGCGAGTGGACGACTGAACAGCCGCAATGGCTGCGCGGCTACTACATCTGGACGCGCACGGTCATTACGTGGACGGACGGCAATACAACTACGACTGAGCCAGTGTTGGCGCAGTCCATCAACCTTGCCAACGAAACGGCTGACAATGCAGTAGGCATTGCAAACCAAGCCATTGACAATACCAATAACCTTGATGCAAGCCTGAATCAGACTGGTGTATTCAACAGGCTGACGAATAATGGCCTGGTTCAGGGCATTTACCTTGAAAACAACCAGCTCTACATCAACGGCACCTATATCAAGTCCGGCACTATCGACGCAGGGCTTATTGCGGCTGGCAGCCTGACAATCAATCAGCTGGATGGTGCAGCAAAGAGCGCCATCGTTACTGGTGTCACAGTCAAAACACAGTATTATTTAAGCAATAGCGCCGATGAAGCTACGGGCGGCACATGGACAGACGCCGTGCCTGAGTGGAGCGTCGGCAAATATGCTTGGACGCGGGATGTCGCCACCAAGACCTACGCGGATGGCACGACTGTTACTACAAACGGCAATGGTGTCTACGATGCTAACCTTACCACGGCATTGAGCACATCGGCGTCTGCATCCTCTGCGGCAAGCGTGGCACAAACAACGGCTGACAGCGCTTCTACTGCGGCCAGCAATGCCCAGTCTACCGCCAATAGCGCTGCATCTGCCGCAAGCGCAGCGCAGTCTACGGCAAACAGCGCTGTAAATGCGGCAAGTACCGCGCAATCCACCGCAAATAGCGCTGTTACCGCTGCCGCTACAGCACAGTCTACAGCGAACAGCAAGATCACGACGTTCTTCCAGCCCTCTGCTCCCAGCGCTATGACGGTTGGCGACCTCTGGATAGATACCGACGCAGGCAATAAGCTTTACCGCTGGAATGGCGTAACATGGGTCAGCGTTCAGGACGCGGAAATTCAGACCGCGCTCTCAAACGCCGCAAGCGCAGCGGCAACGGCTGATAAGAAGATCGTCACCTTTGCCCAAGCATCCCAGCCCACCGCTACTTCTGTGGGCGACCTCTGGATCGATACAGACGATGGCAACAAACTGTATCGGTGGAGCGGCGTGGCATGGGTCAATGCTCAGGACAGCGCCATTGCTGCGGCTGCGAATCTTGCGGCTCAGGCGCAGTCTGCGGCTGACAGCGCCATCGTCTCTACCGTGTCTGTCTACTATCGTTCGACCACGAATACTACTCCGGGTATTTCTTCATCTACGACGATAGGCACGGCTGTCGATACTTCCAATACCTGGACCTATGTCCTGCCGCGCCCCAAAAACGGATGCTACTTCTACACCTGCGAGCAGTACACCTATGGAAGCGGTAACATCGACTATTCGCCGGTGCGAAGCATCGCCAACGCGAACTATACGTCGCTATGGTGCTCCGCCAACGACGCTACCTACATCGACGGTGCGCACATCTACGCCGGGTCTGTGACTGCTGACCAGATCGCGGCTGGGACGCTAACGGTGGCTACGCTGTCCGGCGATGCCAAAAATGCGCTGGCATCCAATTCTTCCTCAAAGATGCAGTATTACCTCAGCGATTCCTCTGCGTCTGAGACGGGCGGCACATGGCAGGACACGGTGCCTACGACATGGGTGGCTGGCAAATATGTATGGACCCGCGTGGCGACGACGGTCACCAAGGCTGACGGGACGACCTCTGTGTCCTATTCTACGGGCGTCTATGACTGGAACACGACATATGCGCTGTCTACATCTGCCAGCGCAACGACTGCGGCGAATAATGCTCAGAATACTGCAAACAGTGCTACGAGCACAGTAACATCCAAAACGCAGTATTACCTCAGCACATCCAAAACGTCCGCCACGGGTGGGTCGTGGTTTGATACGGTGCCTGAATGGGTCGATGGGATGTATATTTGGACGAGGATTGCTACGACATTTACTGCAATTTCTGGCGCTTCGTCCACAAGTTATTCTAATGGCGCGTATGATTCCAACCTTACCAACGCCCTAAGCGCAGCCGCAAGCGCGTATGACATAGCTGACGATGCCCAGCAAAGGGTTAATGATGCTACGGATTCCGTTGCGGCCAAAATGCAGTATTACCTCAGTACATCATCATCTTCTCCTGTTGGCGGAACGTGGCAGGACACGGTGCCCGAATGGAGTAGCGGGAAATATGTATTTGTAAGGCTTGCTACAACTACCACAAGCATAGGCGGTACTGTATCAGACCCGGTCTATTCCACTCCCGTCTACGAACAGAGCCTTACAAGGGCGTTAAGTACGGCTACATCTGCATCGTCTATCGCAAATGGCGCAACCTACCGTGAACAGACCATCTACATCAGCAAGTCAAGCGTTGCGTCTCAGGCAGCGGTTATGACTTGGGTCACGGATGCGAGCGGCAATCAAAATACATGGACGACCACGCGCCCAATATACAACGGCAACTATCCTGTGCTATATACAGCGGTTCAGCGCCAGACAATGGCGCAGTCCAGTGGCACTACCTGCTCCTGCACCGCGCCAGTGGTGGATCAGACGACTACGGTCATCGATGGTGGGCATATCTCGACGGGCACCATCGATGCTGGTGTGGTCAACGTGACAAACATCAACGCTGACAATATCACGGGCGGAACCATCGATGGTACGCAGGTACGTGCAAAACTTCTGAATATTGTTGATGCTAACAACAACGTATTGGCTTCATATTCAGATGTTGTCACTATTGGAAAGGTTGCAAACACGCACGCTGAATTTGATTACAATTCTTTTGAATTGTATGATTATAATGCCCGGCCGTTTTTGTCGATGGGAGATATGCGCGATGCAAACGGAATTGCAAGCGTCGTGGAGAGGTTTTCCGGGGATGGCACAACCACAAGATTTGATCTTGACAGTTCTCCGCAAACCATTACTAAAGCAACTATAAACGGTGCCCAAACGACGGCTTTCACAACAAGCGGCAGTAGCATAACGTTTACTAATGCTCCAGGCGACGGAAGTACTATCGAAGTATACTATACTACGCTTTCTGAAATCTATCATTATGATTTAGGGAGAAGAAAGACAGAGGGATATGTTGGCAAGTATTCTGTTGCAGAAGGATATATGGGCGTCGCAAGCGGTGCTTATAGTCATGTTGAGGGCGGTTATGGTGTAGCGAGTGGTAATTACAGCCACGCAGAGGGACTTTATAATACTGCAAGCAATTCTCTAAGTCACGCGGAAGGTAACCACACTACAGCAAGCGGTGATACAAGCCACTCGGAGGGCATGTACACTACAGCAAGCGGTCAATGCAGCCATGTGGAGGGCTATTATAACACGGCCAGTGGTGGCAACAGCCATGCAGAGGGCTATTATAACACGGCCAGTGGCAATGATAGCCACGCGGAAGGCTATCAGAACACAGCCAGTGGGGATGACAGCCATGTAGAGGGCCGTCAAACTTCTGCCAGTGGCGATGATAGCCACGCGGAAGGCTATTATACCAAAGCCTACGCATTCTGTAGCCACGCGGAGGGTTATATGACAGAAGCGTCAGGGGCCGGATCGCACGCCGAAGGGGGAGGCACAAGATCAACAGGTGGTTATTCCCACGCAGAGGGCGCAGGAAGCCTTGCATTGGGCGATTGTAGCCACGCAGAAGGTCGGGGTACAATTGCCCATGAAAACCAGCATGTCATGGGAAGGTGGAATGTGGAGAATGAAGGTACTTCAAATTATTGGTATTTAGAAATCGTCGGCAACGGGACTTCAGCATCCGCACCCCACAACGCCCGTACCCTCGACTCGTCCGGCAACGAATGGATCGCCGGACGCCTCACCCAAGCCTCCGACAACCGCCTGAAAACCGAATCCGGCGAAGTCCCTGACATGTCTGCCATCCCGGCCAGGCGGTTCAAATGGAACGACAACAGGGTCAACCACGACGACAAGGAGCATCTTGGCTACTTTGCTCAGGACGTTGAGAAGGTCGCGCCCTATCTGGTAGACGAGGACGCGATGGGCTACAAGTCCCTGGACTACATCGGCGTGCTGGTCGCAAAGATAGCCAACCTCGAAAAGCGCATTGCCGAACTGGAAAATGCAAGCAAAACGACCCGATAAAGGAGGAAAGACACCATGCAAATTTCGTCCCTTCCCGCAACGAACAACCTTGGCGACAGCGATGTGCTGGCCTGTGAGATCAACGGCGTCACCTACAAGGTTACCGGCGCGGTGCTGGCACAGATGCTCCAGGCCATCGGCTCACCGCTTCCTGCTGCCAACGGCGGCACGGGCCTGACGGCCAGTCCTTCCCTGCTGACGAACCTTGCCAGCTCCAGCGCTGCGAATGTCTTGCAGGCCAGCCCCCGCCCCGGCGTGACGGGTGTTCTGCCCTTGGGCAACGGCGGCCTGGGCAAGGACTTCTCTGCGGCGTCTGCCGCAAACGCCGGTTTCCATAACAGCATCTTCCGAGGCAAGAACCTTGGAACGTCCCTGACCACGGCCCAGTCTGCGCAGATCACGGCGGGCACCTTCGACGACATGTTCATCGGCGACTACTGGCCCATCAATGGAGTAACGTGGCGCATTGCCGACTTTGACCCGTACTATCGCTGTGGCGATAACATCTCCCTGGGTCATCACATCGCCGTCGTGCCCGACAGCAATCTGTACTCCACTCAGTGGAATGAGACAAACGACACTTCTACCGGCTACGTCGGCTCTGCTATCCGGGCCAACATCAAGGCCACATCCGCGTCTGATGCTGGCGCAGAGGAAAAGGTCATTGCCGCGTTTGGCAGTGCTCACGTCCTCAGCTATCGCGCCATTTACCCGACGACCTACTCCAATGGCGCGGCTACGGGCTGGGCGTGGACAGATGCTCGCGTAGAGCTGATGAATGAGGTCGAGGTTTACGGCTGTAATGTATGGACAAGCGCTCCCGAATGGGAAACTGGCATCAACAAGCGCCAGCTCTCGCTTTTCCGCCTGTCTCCCCAGTTCATCAACATTCGT